CCACCACAGCCAGCATCAAGTCCAGCATCCAGGATCTGGAAAGAAAAATCCGCACCCTGAACGAGCAACTAGCGAAGGGCGGCATGGTGCCGGATCTGGAATCCCGCATTGCGGATCTGCGCAAACAGGCCTCAAATGCCGCTGAACGGCTGGAGGAGATTGATCGGCAGCTGTGGTTGATGGAGGAATTTGTGCGGTACAAGGCCAGTTTCTTGGAGGGATCTGTCAATGGGCTGTTCCGGCTGGCTCGGTTCCGGCTGTTCCGCCAACAGGCCAATGGCGGCCTGGAGGAGCGGTGCGATGTGACATATGGCGGTGTGCCGTATGCCAGCATCAATAGCGGCGCCCAGATCAATGTGGGCATCGATATTATCAATACAATGTCCAGGGCACACGGTGTATCGGCGCCCCTGTTTATGGACAATGCAGAGTCGGTCACTCGGCTGGAGAGTATGGACGCCCAGGTAATCCGCCTGGTAGTATCCGAGTGCGACAAAGAATTGAGGTGCGAATATGAAAATTAAGGAACGGGCCAAGCCCAAGACGCCGCCGGTGGAACCGGGTGTGTATATCGGAATCTGCATTGGAGTAATTGATCTCGGGGAGCAGTACTCCGAGAAGTTCAAAAATTATTCCAATAAGGTGAAAATCATTTGGGAGTTGGCGGGCGAAACCGTTGAAATTGATGGCAAGCAAGAACCCAGGCAGCTGTCCAAAGAATTCACCGTTTCGACGTCAAAGAAGAGCAGCCTCCGGGGCTTCATATCTTCCTGGAACGGGAGGAACTACACCGATGAGGAGTTTGGCGAACTTGATCTGTTTGATCAAATAGGCCGGGCCTGCCAGCTCCAGGTGGTGTTGAACGACACCGGAGAGTATGCTAACGTAGACAATCTTATGGCCCTGCCTAAGGGCGTCCCAGCGCCCACCAGCACCACACCGCCCATCCGGTGGGACATGGACCACTGGGATGATAACGTGTTTGAGGGCCTGCCCATGTGGGCCCAGGAACAAATCAAGAAGAGCACCCAATACCAAAAAGATCACACACCAACGGACACCATCCAAGCGCAACCAACCGCCCAGAAGGAGGCTTGCCCGATATGACTTTTACATCTCTTGCCAGCAGCTCCCACGGGAATGCTTACATCGTGGACGACGGCCAGACCCGCCTGCTGTTGGAGTGCGGCCTATCCTTCCGGCGGCTAAAGCAGCTGGCCGGGTTCGGCGCTTCCGGAATGGACGCCGTCCTGGTAAGCCACGAGCATAGGGATCACAGCCGGTGCGCTGCGGAGCTGGTGCGAGCTGGCCTACCCGTCTACATGTCGGAGGGGACAGCAGATGCACTAGAGCTGGATGGCGCAGAAATCATCACAGACCGGGGGCAATTTTTGGTGGGGACCATAGATGTGGTCCCCTTCCGGACCTTCCACGATGCTGCGGAACCGCTCGGTTTTTTGCTCCGTTCTGGCGTAGACGGGGAGGTATTAGTGATGGCTACCGACACTGTTAGTCTCGCCTACCGCTTCCCTGGAGTGTCAGTGCTGGCGCTGGAGGCCAACTATGACAGCGCAATCTTGTCGCGGTGCGAGCGGATGCCGGACAAGGTCAGGCGCAGGATCACCAACAGTCATATGGAGATTGATACGCTGTGTGACTACCTGAGGACGCTGGACCTTTCCAATTGCCGGGAGATTTGGCTCCTGCACCTATCAGATGCAACCAGCCATGAGTTGCATTTTATCCATAAAGTCCAGCGAGTTGTGCCACCTTGGTGCAAGGTGGCGGCGTGCCCCAAAGGAGGTTAATTCCATGGCAGAGCGCAGGATGTTCAGCACAAAAGTAGTGTGTAGCGATGCCTTTATAGCTCTCTCAAAGTCCGCTCAGGCTCTGTATCTGCAAATCTGCATGAGGGCGGATGATGATGGATTTTTGAATAATGCAGGGCAAATAGTCAAATCTGCTGGGGCAAAACCCGGCGATTTGCGAACATTGATCACCAAACGCTTCCTGCTGGAATTCCCGGATGGCATCATCTTGGTGAAGCACTGGAGAATAGCCAATTCCCTGAAGCGGGACCGGGCCAAGCCACCCATCTATCCAGCGGCGGCGGCATCTGTATACATAAAACCAAACAAGTCGTATACAGATCATCCGGTTGATGGGTGCCCAACGCTGTTGGAGCACAAGACTGGATACCTTGGCACGCCGGAATCCAAGCGGAATCCATCTGGAATCCAAGCGGAATCCAACGGGAATCCGGACGGAATCCATTCGGAATCCACTTGGAATCCCAAGAGAATAGAACAGAATGGAACTGAACAGAAGAGAAGAGAATGGAATGGAATGGAAGGCGCTTCGGAATCCGCCCGGGTGGACCAGCCCAGCCCAGAATCTATTGTCAGGATGTTTTTCTCCGTGCGAGGGGAGACGGCTCCCAACCCGACCCCGCCCCAACTGGTGGCCAAAGCTGCCGACCTTCTGGCACAAGGTGTGACAAGTCAACAGTTCACTGATGTTTTCAAGTCCTCCCAATATGGCTTCCTGTCTGGGGACAACCGGGCTGGATGGAAGGCCACGCTGGGCTGGCTCCTGGAGCCGGATAATTTCCGCAAGGTCCAATCGGGCCAGTACGGCAGCGGCGCCCCGGCGGCCCGACAATCCGACCGCATGAGCATGGGCACAGCGGGCCTGGGCGAACTGGAGCGGCAGGCCATTGCCCGGATGCTACGAGAGCAGGAACAAGACGGGGATGGTGATGGCACGTGAAGCGGATCACTCGCTACCCGGGCTCCAAGTGGTCCATTTCGGAGTGGATTATCGGCCATTTCCCCGCAAATTATGAGAAAATGGTGTATTTGGAGCCGTTTTTTGGATCTGGCGCAGTATTTTTCCGCAAGGCCCCGTCTGCCGTGGAGACGATCAACGACTTGGACAGCGATGTGGTCAACCTGTTTGCGGTCATCCGGGAGCGCCCGGAGCAACTGTCCAGAGCCTTGGAGCTCACACCGTACTCGCGAGAGGAGTACAACCGGGCGTTTGAGCCAGGCAGCGACCCGGTAGAGCAAGCAAGGCGGTTTGCGGTCCGCACGGCGCAGGCCATTGGGGCAAAGATGGACGGCAAATGCGGCTGGCGGAATCACAAGCAAGCCCGGATTGGTGGATCTGCGTGTCTGTGGCATGGCATCCCGGCTGCGGTGATGGATGCAGCGTCCCGGCTACGTGGGAGTGCAACCAATGCAGTCCAAATCGAGCACACGGATGCCTTGCACCTGATCGAGCGGTATAACGATCCCGGTGTGCTGATGTACCTAGACCCGCCATATCTGCGCAGCACACGCAAGGGAGGCAGGCTATACCGGCATGAAATGGACGATGCCAGCCACCGGAAACTGCTGGAGCTGCTACAGACAAGCCGGGCAAGCATTGTGCTGTCGGGCTATGAGTCGGATTTGTATGATCGGGCGTTGGCGGGGTGGTGCAAGTACACAATCGCCGCCAGGACAACATCAGCAGAAGCGACGCAGGAAGTTATCTGGTGCAACTACGAAGCGCCAGAACAACAAATCTGCATAGGCGAACAGGAGGATATATGAATAAAACAAACATTGAGTGGTGCGACAGCACGTGGAACCCGGTAACCGGCTGCCGCCATGAGTGCGAATACTGCTACGCCCGGAGGATTGCTGGACGATTTGGGAAACGGCTCCCCGACCGCAGCGGCTACCCGGAGTCCCACGGCGGTGTACATTGCCTTGATAATAAGATCAACGGCAACCCATATCCCTATCTGTTTGATCCGACTTTTTTACCGTTCCGGTTGGAAGAGCCAGCGCAGAAAACTAAGCCGCAGACCATCTTCGTATGCAGCATGGCTGATCTATTTGGCGCGTGGGTGCCGGACGAATGGATAAAGGCGGTGTTTGACGCTTGCGAAAAAGCGCCGCAGCATCGCTATCTGTTTCTTACCAAGAATCCGGCCAGATACAACAAACTGGCCCTGCGAGGCAAACTTCCACAGGGGGATAACTACTGGTATGGCAGCACAATCACAAATCCGGACGATGTTTTTTGGTTCTGCGGTTGTCACAACACATTCGTCAACGTGGAGCCAATACTTGCCGAATTTCCACTGGAAAGGCTCCCGCCCCTTGAAGTTGTAAAATGGGCAATTCTAGGGGCTATGACCGGTCCGGGCAGTAAAGAACATGCACCAGGGCGCGAGACAATTTACAACATTGTGAAGGCGGCAGGATCCCCGATCTTCATGAAGGATAGCCTTGTTCCTATCGTCGGAGAAGAGAATATGCGCCGGGAATTTCCGTGGGAAGCAAACAGATCCAGAAGGGAAGGGAGAACCGAATGAACTGGAAATACGAAGCAATAGAAAAACTCCGGGACTATGAAGCCAAGAAGCTGGCTCTGTCCACCCTGCCGGAAGAGATTCGGCGCCTGGAGCTTGATGCCCAGCGAATCCGCAGCGCCACCGGAGACGGCACGCCGGTCAAGGGCGGGGGCAGCACACGGGAGGATATACTGCTGTCCAACATCGTCCACCGGGAAGAGCTGGAGAGATCCCTGGAGATGGCGCGGAAGTGGGTGGCGCTGGTGGACGCCGGCTTGGAGATCCTGAGCGAGGAGGATAGGCTGGTGCTGCTGAGATTTTACATGCATCCCGAAAGGGGCAACGTGGAGAGGCTGTGTGGAGAATTGGGACTTGAAAAGTCTGCAGTTTACGATCGCCGCGAAAAAGCCTTGCGCCGCTTCACGCTCGCCCTATATGGCGGGAGCGAAATATAAAATCCGGAAAAAAACCGGAAGACTTATGCGGATGGATGTGCTATACTAGTATCATCCAAAAAAGCAAAGGCCCCACCGGGCGGACTGGTGGGGCTTTTTGCGTGTCGCAAGGAGGCGGAAATGTTGGACATTTTTTGTGGAGACTGTATAGAGCTAATGAAAAGTATGCCGAATGACAGCATTGATATGATATTGACCGATCCGCCCTATTGCTCCGGCGGCACAACAGCGCAGAGCAGGAAGTCTGAAACGTCGATTAAATATACCGCCATGGAGTATAACGGCGCTCATCGGTTCCCGGATTTTGAGGGCGACAACATGGACCAACGAGCATTTACAGCATTCATGAGAGACGCGCTATTCCAATGCCGCCAGTTGGCAAAGCCTGGTGGGGTGGCCGCTGTATTTGTAGATTGGCGCAACCTGCCGGCGCTTGCTGATGCCCTGCAAATGGCTGGATGGACTTGGCGCGGCGTGGTAGTGTGGGATAAGGGTATTGCCCGCAACCAGCCAGGACGATTTAGGCCAGACTGCGAGTACGTTGTGTGGGGCAGCAACGGTAAAATGCCGGTAAATTGGGAGATGGGGCGTCCTGCACTGCCCGGATGCTATCGGATTCCGAGCGTGCCGTCCCGGCAGAAAAATCACCAGACTGAAAAGCCAGTGGAGCTGTTGGAAAAGCTCTTGGCAATTTGCCCGAGCGGAGGCACGGTCTTGGACCCGTTTATGGGCTCTGGCAGTGTGGGGGTAGCGTGCGCAAACGCAGGCCGCCAGTTCGTCGGCATTGAGCTAAGCCCGGAATATTATGGCATAGCAGAGCGGCGAATTTCTGAGGCTGAGATGCAGGCGCAAAAAGCGAGGCCGGGGGTCGCTCCCTAGCCTCCGACTCACTGCCCGGTTCTGGCCGGAACACGCTTTTTATACCCAAGGGAGGGCGGCTATGATATCAGGCACCAGACTCATCCAGCTTAATGCGCTGATACAGGCTGGGAAATCGCATGACTTTTATTCCTGGCCGGAATGGGATAAGCTCCGGCGCGAAGTATTGAAACTGGATAATTACGAGTGCCAGAGGTGCAAGGGAATGTGCCGGTATCGGCGCGCGGCCATCGTCCACCATGTGAAGCATCTGAGGGATAGGCCGGACTTGGCTCTGTCGGT